TATTATGAAATATCTAAAACTAAAAACTCTTCTACCGGAAAATTTGAAAATCCGAATTAATGAAGAAGAAGTCGATCAGGAGGTAAAGGACGTGTTTGATGATGTGATGAAAACACTCCCATCACAAATAAAATCTGCAATTTCTAATGTAGAAAATGAACTAAAGGGTAAATCTGAAGAAGAGTTGGAAAAAATTACAACTGATGTAGATCCTTTACTTGGTAAGTTGGCTCAAGAATCTATATCTTCAAGAAAGAGAAGGATTAGAGAACGTTCAAACAGCAAAAAAGATAGTATAAATGAAGACTTTGGGTTTATGTTTTTTGCCGGCCTCGCATTAGCATTGCCTCCAATTATACAGATGATTGGTAAGATGGCAAAAGCCATTTCAACAAAACTTGGCGGAAGTGGAGAAGTTGGTGAAAAAATTGCACATTTTGGACACGAACTTCACGAAACATATCATAAGGCATTACGTGGTCTTCTCGATATGACACTATTTAAGATTCCTAGTATGAAAATAATTGATGAAGCTGGTAAGAAACAAATAACAGACGCTCTTTTTATGTTGATTATTGCATTCATGGCGTTTTATAGTGGTACTGCGGCTATGGATGCTTTGAAAGGTCTAAAAATTGGCCCTGCTGCGGCAGAATCTGCTTTAGCAGCTATAAAAGGCGGCGAAGTAACAGGATGGGTAGTCAATACAATAAAAGGTGCTATTAGCTAAGTATAATTTGATAATACGATTTGAAAACAAAAGACCTATTTGAAATTTCCAAATAGGTCTTTTTATTTGTATGAGGATATTTATACCATATGGACATATTCACAGATTACATAGACCTTGTAAAACTCGGAATATCGAGTCTTGTCACACTCTTGGGTGTGTTTTTGTCTTGGTTCCTCAAATACAAGTACGGTGAATATAAACACAAGAAAGTTACCCGTGAAATTTCCCAATCAAAATTAGTCCAAACAATTCTTGAACAACAACTCCACGAGTATGGATGTCAACGTGCCTTTGTCCTCCAACGTCATAATGGTGGTAAGTTCAAAACGGGGCGTTCTATGAACAAACTCTCAACTACCTTTGAAGCACTCGAAGAGGGTGTAAGTACGGAATTCAAAGAGTATCAAAATCTACCAATAACACTTTATTCTGGTTTAGTCGATTCAGTTCAAACCGAACGTGGTATCTTCCCATCAATAGAAGACATAGATGATATACTAACAAGAGCCTTCTTCACACAACGTGGAACGAAGTCTGCTGTTGTATATCCAATTGTACGTGGTATGGAACTAATGGGTATGGTTGGATTTGAGTGGACACATAAAGCCAAAAATATGGAGAGTTCCTTTGTAGAACTCAAACAAGACGGTAAAGTTATAGGAGAAACCCTTTCTAAATTATTGTAGGAGTTTTTATGATAAATGAAAATGCAGAAGAATACATTCTCGAAGAAGAAGTTGCCGGTATTGAAGTTTCAGGTATAAAGAAAGGGAGGAAACAGATAAAAAACAAGATACATTTCAACTTATCATTGAATGTAGAACAAAAAGAAGTAAAGGCTAATATACTGAGAGATACCATCTCTGTTCTAACAGGTAAAGCTGGTTCGGGAAAAACTTTACTCGCAACACAAATTGCTCTTGAGTATCTTTTCTATCGTGAAGTTGAACGAATTATCATTACAAGACCAACTGTATCTAATGAAGACATTGGATTCTTACCAGGTGATATAAAAGAAAAGATGAATCCGTGGGTTGCTCCAATTCATGCAAATATGTATATGTTATACGGCAAACCAAAGATTGACAAATTCATAAATGAAAACATCATTGAGATTGCGCCGATTTCATTCCTTCGTGGTAGAACGTTTGTAAATGCTTGTGTTATAGTTGATGAAGCACAGAACGTAACAAAGTCACAGATGGAGATGATTCTTTCTCGTCTCGGTACAAATTCCAAGATGTTAATTTGTGGTGACATCACCCAAACGGATTTAAAGAACAAGAAAGACTCTGGTTTCCCATATTTATTTAATATGGTCAGCTCTGTTCCTGGTCTTGGTGTATATGAACTAAAAACAAATCACCGCCATCCAATAGTTGACAATATATTGAACTATTTTGAAGAACAGAAATAAGAGAAATAAATGATAGAAATTCCTATCTGGCCTGGCAGTTCAAGTTTTACAACCGGTAGTACACCATTCGGAACATTCGATTCTGATGCTAGATTTCAACAAGACATTGACGCATTTGCAGACTGGTGTGCCAAGAGAATGGGTTATCCAATCGTAGATATTGAATTACAAGATGTAAACTTTTACGCTTGTTTTGAAGAAGCAGTTTATGAGTATTCTTACAATGTGAATCAATTCAATATTCAACAGAATCTATTGAGTATAATGGGTACTCCTACAAATAACAACTTGACCCATGAACACATATCTACGAACATGGGTGGTTTAATTCAACTTGCAACTGAATATGGTTCTGAAACGTTTACAAACGGTAATGTGAATTTTTATTCGGCTTCTATTGATGTGCAGTATGATCGTCAAAATTATGACCTAAATGCGTTAATACGAGATGTACACAAACCAACGGGTTCTATTGAGATAAAGAGAGTTCACCATTATGCTCCACCGGCATCCATTCGATTCTATGACCCATACTTGGGTAATCAGGCGATGTTAGATACGTTCGGTTTCGGTGCATATTCAACAGGTGTATCGTTCATGTTGATGCCTATGTATGCTGACTTACTTCGTATTCAAGCAATTGAGTTCAACGATTTGATGAGAAAATCATCATATTCATTTGAACTTATTAACAATCAACTTCGTATATTCCCAAGACCAGTTAGAGATTTCAAACTTTGGATTGAGTATATTGTAAAGGAAGAACGATCAAATCCTTTGAAATACCAACCAATGTCTGGTTCTGGTGTAACAGGACTTGTTTCTGATATGTCTAATGCCCCATATGATTACATGGTATATTCAAACATAAATTCGGTTGGACACAGTTGGATCTATAATTACGGACTTGCATTGGCAAAAGAAATGTTGGGTTATGTTCGTGGTAAGTATGGAAGTATTCCAATTCCAAATGGTGAGACATCATTAAACGCAGCGGATCTATTGAGCGCGGCTTCAACAGAAAAACAAGCTTTAGTTGAACAACTTAGAACAATGTTAGACACAATGACTCGTTCCAAGTTACTTGAAGCAAAACGACTTGAGGTAGAGGCACTTGGTGTTTCACTAAATGCAACCCCTTTGAAAATTTACATAGGATAAATCCATGCCATTATTTCATGGACAAAGAGACGCTGGATTGGTTCATAAGTTCAACATGGAGCTTATTGTAGATATAATTGACACAGAGGTTGCACTTTATAAACTTTCTTTGGAAAATACAAAAACAAATATCTATGATGAATCTGATAAAAAAGTCTACCATCAGCCAATAAAGATACCGTCACTTATAAATCGTCAACCACAAACATTCGAAGGAACAGAGTTTGGACAAGATTATACTCAAGCTTGTGATTTCGGTTTTATACGAGAATTACTAAAAGACTATGAAACATATATTGAAGTTGGTGACGTAATAGAATATAATGGAGAATATTGGGAAATAGATGCCATTCAAGAAAATCAATACTTCGGTGGGAAGAACCCTGATTATTCATTTGCAACAGAACGTTGGGGACACAATGTTTCTATCATAGCTAATACACACTTGACAAGACGTTCTCGTATCAATATTGAACAAGTTCGTTCTGCACCAAGACTTTCTGAGAATAATAATTTACCCGATAATATATAATGCCAAAAAACTCATCACCATATCGTAAGCCACCGGTAAGAAGAACAATAGATTCATTTATAGATGATGAGAATATTGTAGAAAAACCGAGAATTGATCTTGGAAAATCAAGACACACACAGATTCGCAGAGACAAAGATACAGCAAAAAGTATATCTATCACATTATATGATATTGATTTTGCAGTAAAGTCATTTGTAGATAACGTTATGAAGCTAAAAGTCGAAGATAACGGTGAGTCTATAATGGTTCCAATTATATATGCTAATTCAGAAAAATGGGCATCTATACAAAGAGACGGGTATCTAAAAGATAAAAAAGGAAAAACATTGATTCCATTAGTCACTTTTAGACGTTCCGGTGTAAATATGAAAAACGAACTCAGACGTAATAAAGTGGCAACAACAAATCAATTGGGTTATATCATAAAACCAAGATATACAGTAAATTCACCATATGATAAAT